TCCTTTACCTGAAGGTGCAACAGCTTTAGTTTATTCTAGAGGTAGTGTTCCAGCTACATCGTTAGGTATGTTACAAAAAGGATTTACAACTGTAACAGCTGCAGACAAAACTACATACACAGCAGTTCCAGGCGATCAAATAGGTGTAGATACAGTAGCTAATATTGTAACAATTACTTTACCTGCAGGAGCAGTTGGTGATGAAGTAATTATTATGGATATATCCGCATCAAATGGTTTTGGAACTAACAAATGTGTTGTAACACCAAATGGATCAGACAAAATTCAAGGAACAGCTGCTTCAGTAGATCTTACAAATAACAATCAATCAGTCACACTTTTCTACACTGGTTCTAATAAGGGCTGGCAATTCAAAACTGATACAGATTAGGGAGTAACTTATGGCTCTCACTCAAATCAAATTCGCACCTGGAGTTGATAAACAAGACACAAGTGTCGGCGCTATTGGACGTTGGACAGATTCTGATAATGTTAGATGGAGATATGGATTACCAGAAAAAGTTGGTGGTTGGCAGTCATTACTTACAGATTCTATTGTAGGTGTTGCTAGAAAACAACATGCCTTCGTTGATACAGAAGGCAATAGATATATTGCAATTGGCACAGATAAATTTTTACTTATATTTTTTGAAGGGCAGTTATTTGATGTAACACCTTTAGCAACTACTATTTCATCAGCTACATTTACTTTTAATGGTTCTACAACAATTACTATTACTACATCAACTGCTCACAATTTAGAAGATGGTGATATTGTTTTATTAGATTCAGTTACTTTACCAAGTGGTACAGGATTAAACGCATCAGACTTTGAAGATAAACTATTTCAAGTTATTTCTACTCCAACTGCAAATACTTTTACTATAACTTTTACAAGTTCTGGTTCAGCAGCTTCTGGTGGTAGTGTAGATATAAAACCATATGAAAGAATAGGTCCTGCAGCTCAAACCTATGGTTATGGTTTTGGTATTAGTCAGTATGGTGGTACAGTTCAAGGAGCACAAACAACAACTTTAAATGGTGCACTTCTTGCAGACACTGCTGGTACAGGTGGATCGGGGACTGCGGTTACAGTTGTAAGCACAACAGGATTTCCTGCTGCAGGAACAATTGCGATAGCTAACGAATTAATTACATACACATCTAAAAGTTCAACACAGTTTTTAGGTATTACTAGAGGTGCCAAAGGTACAGCAACCACTGGTACATCTAACGGTCAAGCACATTCATCAAGTGACACAGTCACAAACGCATCAGACTTTAGTGGATGGGGTGATGCAGTTGATGCAGGAACTATAACTCTTGAACCAGGTCTTTGGTCTTTAAGTAATTTTGGTCAAGTATTAATTGCAACAATTGCTAACGGTAAAACATTTACATGGAATGCAGGAGATGCAGCAAGATTGAGTGTAAGAGCATCTACAACAACAACTGATTTTCAAACAACTAATAATCCAACAGCTACAAGAACAACTCTTATTTCACCAACAACACGTCACTTAATTCATTTTGGAACTGAAGTAACTATTGGATCAACTGCAACACAAGATGATATGTTTATAAGATTTTCAGAACAAGAAAATATTAATGATTATACTATTACTGCAGTTAATACAGCTGGATCTCAAAGACTTCAAGATGGTACAAAAATTATGGGAGCTTTAGTTGCAAAAGAAAATATTCTAGTTTGGACTGATAATGCATTGTACACAATGAAATTTGTCGGTGCACCTTTTACATTTGGTTTTGAACAAGTTGGTACAAACTGTGGATTGATTGGTAAGAATGCAGCTATTGAAATTGATGGTGTTGCCTATTGGATGGGTAGTAATGGTTTCTTCTCGTTTGATGGTACGGTTAATACATTACCTTGTTCTGTTGAAGATTATGTTTACGATGACATTGATACAACTAAAGGTCAACAAATCTGTGCAGGTATCAATAACCTATTTACAGAAGTTACTTGGTGGTATCCAACATCAGGATCAGATTTTAATAATAGATATGTAGTTTATAATTATGGTCAAACTAATATGCAAATACCTATGGGTAATTGGTACACAGGTGTAAATACAAATTCTATTAGAACAACTTGGATAGATTCTCTTGTATATCCTAAACCATATGCAACAGCATATAATAGTTCTAACACCGGTTCTTTTCCTGCAATCATTGGTGAAACAGGATTAGGCCAAAGCGTATTGTTTGAACACGAAACGGGGACCGATCAAGTTAATCCAGATGGTAGTGTTACAACTTTAACTTCTTTTGTACAATCTTATGATTTCTCTTTACAAACAGATCAAGGAACTGCTGAATACTTTTTAGCAATGAGAAGATTTTTACCTAATTTTAAAATTTTACAAGGTAATGCAAATGTTACAATATCTGTAGCGGACTATCCTGCAGATCCAAATACAGCAACTACATTAAGTCCTTTTATAGTTACATCTAGTACCACTAAAGTAGATACACGTGCTAGAGGAAGATACGCAGCTGTAAAAATAGAAAATACAGGTGCAGCTGAATCGTGGAGATTTGGTACGTTTCAAGCAGACCTACAACCAGACGGGAGAAGATAATGACTAAAGTAGTAGTAAGATTACCAGAACCTAAAAAAGAATATAGTGAAGATAACCAAAGACAAATTAACAGAGCATTAACTAATATTATTGAACAGTTAA